GGACCACGCATTTCTGTTTAACAGTTTTCTGAAGTCCTATAGGTTCAGTCCGTTTGCAGAAAAAATTACAAACACTATTTATTTTGAGGATCACCATAAGCTCATAGAAAGAATAATTGACAACTCAAAAGTTCTTGTAGCTTGTAACCCCTCTGATCCTTCACAGCTGTATGGCTACATACTGGCAGGGGAGGAAGAAGGAGTCCTTGTAATCCACTTTTTATATGTTAAACATACCTTCAGAAATATGGGGATTGGGAAAACTCTTTTAGACGCAGTAGGTCATTCGAGTGATAACGCAGCAGTTTACACTCACCATACCCGAATGGCAGATCGGCTAGCCTCTAAGTATAATTTAGTTTACCATCCGTATTTATTATTTGACCTTCCTAACTTCGTGGAGCCTCAAGATGAGCAAGACTAAAGATGTAGATAAAGAAAAGTTAAGACTCGACTACCTCTTTGACCAGGGTATAAATTTTGTAGATCGAGTTATTCAGATTAACGAAGAAATAGATGACCATAGTTTTGCATTTATAGATGCCGCCCTAAGTGAACTAGAAAGAGCTAGTAAGAAAACTATAACTATAAGAATCAACTCTCCAGGGGGGTCTGTCTATGACGCTCTAGCTATGATCGGTAGACTTAATTCTTCTAGCTGTAGAATAGTCACAGAATCTTACGGTCACGTTATGAGTGCTGCGACCTTATTATTAGCAGCAGGTCGTAAGCGTAGAATGTCTAAATACTGTGTGTTTATGGCACACCAAATGTCTTACTACATAGGAGGGTCTCATGCTGAAACGAAAGAAGAAGTAGATCAAGTTGAAAAACAGGAACGCCAATGGTGTTCTTGGATGGCAGAGTTGAGTAACAAGGATGCAGACTTTTGGTATGATAAAACCTATAAGAAAAACTTTTACTTGACTCCAGATGAATGCTTAGAGTATGGAGTTATAGATGAAATCTTTTAAAAACCGTAGTCATGAAGTAGCTTGCAATATGATGGAAATCAGTATAGAACTAATAGATGAAGTGTTCAAAAAAGTAGACCGTATAGCTAAACGTAATTCTCACAGAGAACGTAATGGTCTAAAACTTATTGACTCTGGACATTTTAGATGGGATATCAGGCAGTTAAAACTACAGACAAAAGACAAGCTGGAGTCAATTCAGGCTCTATTAGAACAATACGGCGATGACACTAAACTGATCGCAAGAAAACCGGAACCACAGGAGACCGAAGAATGAAAAAACTATTGACCTTAGCTATTTTGGGGGGGCTATTTTTAGGCACCTTCTTATCAATCGAAAGAAAGGAAGTTTTAGAGAATAAGTATGATATTTCTATTGGAGCTATTAACGGTTACAGTATAGACCCTACTCTAAAAGATTTTAAAACCGCAGCAAAAGTAAACGGAAAAGACAAAGTAGTTGATATGGTTATTAACTCAGGTGGAGGTTCAGTTCACATCGGGTTGGAGATAATCGAAGAAATGAAATACATGAAAAGCTTAGGTTATAAGTTTAATTGTTTTGTTCGTAACGCCTATTCTATGGGGTTTGTAATTTTACAATACTGTGATCACAGAATAGGAAGCTCTAACTCAACCTATATGCACCACCTAGTACAGGTAGGATATGGTAGACCTGATAGAAATGAAAATAATAAAAAGTTGTTTAAAGCACTTGACTTTTTTGATAATTTAGTGTTAGATGAAATCTCAAAAAGAATGGGTGTAAACCCTAAAGAGTTCTTTGAGATTTATAAAGATGATAAATGGTGGGATGCCAAAGAAGCTTTGAAGTCTAACATTATAGATGAAATAAAACCATTTAGTTTAGTTGTAAAAAAAGTAAAATATAAATTCGTACCATTTTGGAGGAGATACTAATGAAATACGACACAGAGGCAATAGACGCAATCAGGTGTTACCAGTCGGTAATGTTTGATAAACGTCAAGAAACTTATTTTGCTACTCGGCAAATAAACGAAAAACTAGCTCTTGAGATAGAGATACTGGAAAAGATAAACATGATTTCAATTAAAAATGATAGAGATCATGTTCTTGTTCCACTTACTAACATCTCAGCAGTTTACCTTAAATCACCTATAAAAAAAGAGCAAGATGAAAAAGCTAAGGCAGAAAGAGCTAAGATGGATACCCCTAGAGAGATAATAAAACCTAGAAAAGCTATTGGCAGGAGATAGGCATGAGTGGTAAAAAAGCGAAAAGAGAAAGAAAAGAAGCAAAAGAAAATGAGTCAGAAAAAGAACGACTAGAACGGTTAGCTAAAAACACAGATTTTAAGTTACTAAAACCATTCGGTCCTTCATTTGGTTTATTTCATGTTCCTTCGGAAGTGACAAAAGCTTTAATAAAAGCGTCTGATGAAATTCTTGAGGATAGAAATCGTATAGACTGGGGTAATAACCTTGTAGGTCAGATAGCCGAGGAGCCTTGGATTTCTAACGAAAAACTAGAAGAACTAGGAATCTTACAGTATTTAGAAGGGATGCTGTACAACTACGTTTGGAATGGACTACTAAATGACGGACATGAGCTAGAAGCCTTAGAGTGTAAACTAGATCACGCATGGATTGTTAGCCAATATGAGAATGAATACAACCCTGTTCACTTTCACACCTACTGTGACCTTTCTTCTGTAATTTGGTTAAAAGTTCCTCCTCTTGATCATAGGTCTAAAGAAGGAGATTTACCAGAATACAAGTTTTCTAGAGATGGTATGATTGAGTTTGTCTACAAAACAGCTTGTCCTACTGGTTTAGAAAAAGGTTCGTTGTCTTTTACTCCTGAACCAGGAAAGATGACTATATTTCCATCTAACCTTTTACATACGGTTTACCCTTTTCAAGGACCAGGAGAACGAAGGTCTATAGCTTTTAACTCTCACTGGCAAGCTAGACTTAAAGGTGGAAAAATATTTGATAAGTCTTTTAGAATGCAAGCAGATCAAAAGAATGAAGAATATCAAAAAACACTAAAGTCAAAGAAAGAGGAATCAGGATTTGCAAAACGTAAACAGGGAAGCCCTGATAGCGGAGCTTCAGAAAAGGAAAACAAAGTCTGAAAAACCTAAGTTTATTTTTAGAGATTTTTGTTTTGAAAAGCAGGTTGACTTTTTTCGTGGCACAGGTTCCAGGTTTAGAAATGCTGTATGTTCTCGTAGAGCAGGTAAAACAGTCGGTATAGCTGCTGATATGATAGACACTGCTTTAAAGAGTGATGAAGTCAACCTGCTTTATATTACTATAACTCAGCAACAAGCTAGAGCTATTATATGGTCTGATTTAGTTAAGATTATAGAAGAGTATGAATTAGAATGCAAAATGGATAATGTTAGATTAACTATAGCGTTTCCTAACAAGTCTAAAATTTACATAGCAGGAGCCAAAGATAGGACAGAAATAGAAAAGTTTAGAGGATGGAAGTTAATGAAGTGCTACATAGATGAGTGTCAATCATTTAGGTCTTATTTAAAAGAACTTATAAATGACATCATCATTCCAGCACTCAGAGATAAACGTGGTCAGTTATATTTAACAGGAACTCCAGGTCCAGTAAAAGCAGGAATATTTTTTGAGTATTCTCAATCAAAAAATTGGAAAGCACATCATTGGACAGCATTTGATAATCCCTACATGCACTCTCCTCCTAAGCTTAACTTAGAAGAAATATTAATGGAAGAAAGAGTTATAAGAGGGATTGATGAGTCAGACCCATCTTATATAAGAGAAACATTTGGCAAATGGGTAGAGGATAAAGATGCGCTCGTATTTAAGTTCAGTAAAGCAAAAAACATCTTTAATAAACTCCCTACTGAAGGGGAGTGGAACTATATTATTGGTATTGATATTGGCTACAATGACAGTGATGCTATCGCTGTTATCGGCTATAATACGTACCATAAAAAAGTCTACTTGGTGGACGAACATGTCAAAAACAAACAAAATATCAGTCAATTAGTGGCTGCAATTAATGAATATAAGGACTTATATAATCCTATCAGGATGGTCATGGACGCAGGAGCCTTAGGTAAAAAGATCATGGAGGAGCTTCGAATGAGGCATGGTCTTAGTATCGAGGCTGCTGACAAGACCCGAAAGGTAGAATTTATT